CACGAAGTTCTGCAACAATGAAAAATATGTTCAATTGGGTATTGTCCAATGAGCCGTTGGAGCTCGGACAGTATCGAACTGATTCTTATGCTAACACCATAGCCCTTAAATGGGACATCCTGGACCAAAACCCTAGGGAATTGGTGATCAAATGGTCCAAAACCAGCGCGAGGACCAATATAGTTAAGGTTGATAAAACCAAACTGTACATGTTGAGACACGAATTAGTGGCATCAGCTTTTTCAGACATTCTGAAAACAGACATCAAAACTGATGTCAGATTGGACGACATATACGGACCTATGGGATCAGGTGACAATCTTACACCTGACATAGCGAAAGTGGACAACGACAAGGTCTACTTGATAGAAGTTGCCACAACCAGAAACAGTGATGCCTCTAGGATGAACATCCCGAGGGACAACAAAGTGATCAAATACACTGCACCAATAAGGTATAGATCGACCATCACAAAGAAGGTGTCTTTCCTAGGTGTGGTTGTGGTAAACCACAGTGTGGTTCTGAGCAATTTGCATATGAGTCAAGATCAAATAGATCTATTGACCTCATTATTCAGAATGAGCAATGCGATAGCGTCAGGACTATCATCAAAATACTCATTCAATCATGATGCTGAAGATGACCTGGAAGGGTTTTTCAGCAAGTTCAAAGATAGAATACCGAAATCTGCGCCATTGCCTTTCATCTCCCGAGACACCATCAATGATTGGGAAGCCAAATTCACGGAATGGGACAAAAGACCCATCGATGAAATCCTGAGGGATTATCTACCAGAGTTCGAAAGAGTGGGATCGAAAATGGCACTTGAATACAACTCTTTCGAGACGAACTTGAAATTGAAAGAGAAGTTCATCAAGACGGCAATGTCCACCAGCATACCCAAAAAAGACAGGGGGAACATGAAGTGTCCAATCAGGATACCCATGTTCACACCAGAATTGACAATGCCAAAACAATCGCTTTGTAAAATCGTGATAGGCGGTGGCGAGAGCGTATTGAGCAAAATCTGGATGAAGGCGACTAAGTACTACGTAGACCTAAAAACACCAGAACCATCATTGGAAGCCAACTTGAAAGCCAGCAAAGAAATGTTCGACCATGGGACTGTTAACAGTTTCAAAAAGATCACGATTTCTGATCTGCTCAGAATGAGCAGAAAGAGAGTCATGATGAATGAAACAATAAAGTCAAAAGGTCCCAGGAACGTAAATATGTTCAAGACAAAGGTCAATTTGAATGAATCAGAAAAATCTTACTTATCCAGTAGAGGTGTATTGAGAATCAGCAAAACCGACCCTATGGCAGAACACCTGAAAATGGAAAGAGAAGCAACAAAATCAGTGTTCGAATGGCTTCACGACACAACTGACATCGATAACTTCTTGAAAGCTGACAACAAGTGGTTTGAGGTGGTAACCAAAACCGCAATACCCGAATCTGCTAGAGAATTGGTTGATTTAGCGATTAAATTCTCCGGCTCGACCAAAGCATACGAAGTGGCATATAGCGACTTTCTATGGTTTGCAAGAACTAGAATTGGAGCATGGGCCTTAGCAATGTCAGACATATTCACAGAAGTGAACATATCATTCCACCACTACTGCACTGAAGCGGGAGACTTCCTGATTAAGAAATCAAACATTTCGAACATTTACGCTCTAGTGAAGGCGTCGGGAACAGACATCGACGCAAGAGTGTCACTGGCAATTCCCGAGGAGTACAATTCGCTCAATGGTACAGTATTCAAGAATCCCGGGGTTAATTCCTCGGGCTTTGACATTTTCGACTTCGAGAGCTTTCCCGAAACCAAGGTGGTTCAATTATGCAAGATGTTTGAGCTGCTACTGGGCAAAATGTTGCTATGGACTCAGTCCTATCAGTTGAAATCCATGAGAGAATTACCCAAGGTGTTGGGTGCTGTAAAGCACTTCACTTACAACACGCTGATATTAACAGAAATGTCTAGAGACACACCGCAGAATCTTTCAATCCTGCGATATGCAACCTGTCACACAATGAAAGGCAAGACAGGAAACGTACCTGCGAAATGCTTTGACAAGATAAATACCAATTTTAGGTCAAGATTGTCATTGCACTGCGCAAAGAAAATTGTCGAAAATTCGATAATACTCGCTATGGACCCACCGGAGGCCGCGCCAGTAAATTATACGAAGAAAGAGAAAGGACCAGTTGATGTGATCAGCGAAGTGAAAGGGCTGAAATCAATTCTGTTCCCTGAAGAATCGATCACAGTAGCCAGCATGGTTAACGTGTGTTCACTATATCTGGATGCTATCAGAGAAGCACCGCATTGGTACCCTGCCAATATCCAAATTTTCCAAAAGATTATCAAATTGGAAATGGAAATGGAATTCGCAAGGGAGGAGTTCATGGGTGTTGAATCTACAAAGAACCCAGAAGATCTCAGAATTCACGAGTGGTCGTTGGAATTCGCTTACCTCCAAGGAAGGATGGCTGCAGATGAAATAACCACACAAGTTGGGGCAGTGGATGCAGCCCTGATAGCAGCGATGGAAAGATTGATAAAGACGAACGCATCGTCATTGTCGACATTCAAAGCTTCATATGATTCAACTGCGGACGGGAAATACCCGATGATGACAGATGAAAGACTGAAAAAGGGCGGCAAATTCAAAAGTTACAAGACTAAAGCTATCGTTAACATGTCGAGGTTTGTAGTCGGTGGAATTGTGGATACATCTTGCTTTGAAAACATAGATGAAATAATAGGAATAGTGGAGGATGAAGAAGACGGTACAAGATGTTACTGCTTCAAAAAGGGAGAACCAAAGGGAATCAGAGAAATCATCGTTTTGTCTATCCCGCCGAGAATGACTCTGAAATTCCACGAGACAGTCTGTGAAGAACTGTGCAAGGGCATCGGTTGCGAGATGATGTCCAAGGGTGAGGAGAAACTCACCCAAGTGGACAAGCATAGATCGAAGGTGCAAGCCGCCATAGAACATGACGACGAAGAGACAATCACTTTAACCAATTCATGTGACAACAAAACATGGTGTCAACAATTCGTTATGTCGTACTTCGGCGCTGTGCTATACGGAATATTCAGAAGATCCAAGGTTCCTTGGTCTAAGACACTCTCGAATGCCATAATGGCAATCTTGAACACAGTCACAAACAAGAAGATAAGATTGCCTGACCAGCTACTGGCTCAATTCATAAAAAACCCTGAGATACGGAATTTCTCGCCGGAGATGAATGAATTGAAAGAACAATTCTTGGGTGTTGAAGGTTGTAAAAACAACTTGATATCAGAACCGGGATCATGTTTGCTGATAAATAAGAGCAATATGATGCAAGGTATACTAGGATTTTGTTCTTCCATCATGCATGCAGCGTACTGCTTGGTGGTGGAAAGGTTGAGGAAACTCTCAATAGAACAGAGGTTCAAAGGCGTCAAAGTGGTTTCGACATACATGGTCACCAGTGATGACTCGAGTGACATCACAACGTACATTGTGAGAAAGAAGAATTTCATCAGCGTCGAATTATTCAATGCTGTGAAGAAGGCAATATTAGCCTTCGGGGAGATGCTATGTTACTCAAGGTGTCTGTTCTACGCGTTTATGTGCGCGAGAATTTCAGAAGACAAGAGTGTGATAGGTTCGAAAATCTTCTTCTTTGAATTCAATTCAAAATACTTTTGGGAATTGGTGACAATTCTAGCTGGATTAGGCAAAATATTCTATGCATCGTGTTTTGACAAAACTGTCAACGACATAAGTCAGAAGACGACGCAGAGATACCAGTTCTTGAGGGACCTGCAAGAAAACGGTGCAGATGCATACTCATTGAATGTGATGACAATAGCAATGGCTCTATCCCAATACAGAGAATTGGGGTCAATGACCAACCCGATATTCCCTATCTATGCGGAAAAACTGATGAAATATCCACTTAGTTCTTTTGGATTTTTCTCATTTACACCGTCGAATTGCCAAGTGTTTGGAGAGAACATGTCCTCTTACTTGGTGTTAAGAAGGAGCGAAAATGCAAGACTGATGTTCTCTGCCATCAAATCCACGATTGTGGAAGAAACAGACGACAAGGGAAATCTTGGAATGAAAATCCATGTGAATTTCGGTGATAACAGAAAACACAGAGAATTTCAAGAGTCAATGGAGATAGACATAAACTGGCGCACAACATACAATGAGAGACCGGATCTCAACTTTAGGGAACCGGAGAACATTGATGAATATGTGGCTGCAATGTCAAAAACAGTGACAAACAGCGCAACATCATCCCAATTCGTGAAAAACTCGGATGGAATAATGTTGAGGTCATCAGTGTATGTGATAAACAAACCTTGTGTGACTCTCTCATTCGCAGATGCAGATGGAAGAGGAAAGGTGAAGACATCTCTGATGAATGTCATAGATGAGATCGAGAAGAAGATAACAGAGGACAGGACACCAAAACTGATGAGTATTTACTATCCGTACAGTGAAACATGGGACGAGATGGAGAAGGTGCACAGAAGATTTGGTGAATTGATCCCAATAAAGGGAGAACTAACCAATAGACTGTTTACCTACAGATTCTTAGACAAACCGCCTGTGAGATACACAATAGTGGTAAGAAGAAAATGGTTCGCAGAAGAATTCGGAACACCTTATTCAGACACTCGAAACAACGAATTGTTCGAAGATCTGAAAGGAAGATTCAAATGGATGCAAGACACAATTCAGGATACGATTAAGCATCCGGAAGTGCCTTTCGAAGATACAACGACACTTTGTGATTTCATAAAGAAACTGGATCTCACAGAAAACAAATACAGAATTTCGACGAAATGTGTATCCAGAGGATCTTACATGACTGTCGCAAATGACATGTACAATTACAACTACAAACACGGGTTTGTTTTTGGAGATGGAAAAGCTGTGGAACTCCCAGAAGATAGGGAGAGATATCCAATAGACCAAGCATATGCAGACATTGCATATGTTGTTAACTCACCGTTAAGCGACTACAACATATACGCAGAAGTCAAAGGGATTTGTCAAAAATACGTTGACGAGACCAGCACAATGAATTTAGTTTCACTGACTGATCAAATATCGCCAACGAGGAAAACTAGACAAATTCTTGCCCTTATCTTCACTATGCTGAGTCAAAAGAAGATAAAGGGTAAGTTAGACTTGACAGAAGGTATGATTAAGAACTCAATAACCAAGGCATTGGGATCATACTGGATCAAATACGAGAAGAAGCAAACACTCGACAAGGGAGTGTGGTCCGGAGAATGCGTATTCAAAATGAAGATCGGTTCGCTAATAGCTGAAATCGAAATATTCGACAGAAAGTTGAAAAGCATAATTGTCAACAGCAGAAGAAGTTATCTAGCAAACATGGTCCAATTGAGGAGATATTTGATAGAGAACATGTCTGTGGAGGAGCCACCTCCCTTCTACGAAGGATGGGAGAACTCCATGACTTGTAATTTCCCTACATTCCACATAACCAAAACTGGTGATTGGGATGGGAGGATGTTTTCTGTAGGGATAAACAGCTCGATGACTGACATGAGCGCAGATGGAAATGAGATAAACATCGTAATAAACAAAGGATGCATATCATTGGAACCCAAATCTGTAGATAGATTGATGTCCCATTTCATGAACATCAAACCCGCAATGTTAAGCGGAATGGAAAAATGCACGTTGCGAAGCGACGATTGGCTTCTGGACAAATGGTACACAAAAGGCACGTTGAACCTAAAAGATATGAAGAGAATGATGTCAGAGGACAACAACGATGAGAAATCAAAAAGAGAAAGAGAATGGTTGCTCAGACTATTGCAAGAGAAGGTGACATATCTGTATGGTAACAGGAAGATTTTCAAACCACCAGTAGAGGATGTTATGGAAGAACAAAGAACCATAATATCCAGTCTGATGGCTGAGGAAGAATCAGTGATGGACGTCGGCAGCATAATAGAACAGTTGTCTAAAATACCAACAGACCTGTTCACACTCGATACGAGCGGTCAAAAACTGATAAATAGATATGAATTAATCAGCAACACTGTGAATCTTGTGTTCCTGGATGATCTGATCAAAACCTTCATGACAATAGGTCACAATTGGTTTGAAGAGGAGATCGATGATGAGATGTTGGAAGAATTTGGTTTCATGAGATACTTGAAGTATGTCAGAGGGGAAAGAAAGATCAGCGCCTCGATGGAAGCCGACAGATTGGAATCAGTAGAAAGTCTACTGACAGGAGATTTAGATGGCAAAGACGAATGGGATACCGTCGACGCGGTCCCGGAAGACCTCGAGTTGATCGAAGAAGTGGATGAGGATGAAGAAAGTTAATAACAACTTAAAAAATCCGACAAATAAGATAAATGTTGC